CTTGAGCACTTAGCCAATCTGTAGTTTGAATAATGGAACCAAACCAAACTGACGTATCCCAAATTGCGGTATCCCACAACGCACCACCATTCAAAATTTGAATAGGGGCATTCAACTCTTGGATTTTGAAATCCACATCTACTGAAATGAAAGGTGTGATTGTCTCACCAGCCGTGATGAAAGGCTGGACGGCCGTCATACGCTTCAAACGTCCCGGTGCATCAAAGTAATTGTAGGCACATTGCATGTCAGCAAGGATGGGGGTTGAAAAATCACTGCTCCCCACAAACGCTCTGTTTATTTCTCCTGAATTGCCGCCAAAGAACAATTCATTATTGTAGACTTCAAAACAATTAGCGTTCCAGCCAGTGAACTGTGCCCACGCGCCAGTAAGAACATTCATCACGTATTGAACTTGAGTTTTGTTCTCAACTTGAGGCACATTCAAGATGGCAACAGTTTCAGGTGCGAAACTGATCAATTGCCAACCAAACAAATCCAGACCGACGATCGCCGCCTGTGCCATCGCATTTTGAATGCGAGCAGTGATCGCCACACTGCGTTCAGCACCAGCCTCATAGGGAAGGGCTTGTGAAAGTGGAATGACACCTTGTTGTGTAATAAGGCCAACGTCAGAACCAATCTTGGTAGCACAACGAAGGCTAATTGGTGGAGATAGATCAAACGTGCCAGCCAAAATCCAGTTGGTAGCATCAGTTGGGTCTACACCACTGAAGATGGTGACTTGGCCTCTGGATGAAATGAAAACCATGTAGTCGGATGGGCCATTGCCACCATCCAATGTCCAATCGGCAATGGCAACAAGATAGCCACCTTTGCTCCAATTTGCACCAAGATCAAGGGTGCCATCAATGGCCCCCATGATTGCATCCGTAGGCATGAAAGCGGCTACGGTAGAGCCACCACCGGAGCCGTCACCCAAGACGTACCAGAACCTACGCTTTTGAACATGGATATTGGTGATGGATGCAGTGGTGCGGCCACCGGGCAAACCCGTGATAGTTGGGGTTGTCCACGTGGTGCCGTCATACATCCTCAACGTGTCAATTCCATTGACAATTTGGATGACTGTGGTGCCGAGGGCTGGGGTGAAATTGGCATATTGCCAACGGGCAGAGTTTAATCCAGTAACAGCAACAGTGGGAGCCGCTGACGTGGAAGCATCATAAATGGTGTTGCCAGCAGCAACGAACATTTGTTCACCACCCTCAGCACGACGCACCATGATAGTTTCCACTGGGACTATTTGATCAAGAAGTATCCAAGGGAAATAACCCTTGCGTAATTCAACCCAGCCGGGTCGTGGAATCCAGTTATTGAGAATAGGTGCACGTTTTGGGTCCATGGACGCCAAAGGCGAAATAGCGTCCCAACCATCAGTAGGCACCGGCACAACCTTGGTTATGACGTCCGGCGCTGGCGTAGGAACCTTATCTAGTGATTTGACTTTTCTCACCGTGAATTCCTCAAAGCTCTGATTAGCTCAGTGCGTGGATCCATTGCAAGCTGATCAGAATAACGTGTGTCTTGAGTCTCCCATGGAGAAACCAAACGGCGGTGCGCAGGTGTCATATCCATACGTGTTTGAACATTTCTAGATTCTACTTCACCACCAAGACGTGCATACACATCGTTTGGATCACTCTTAAGTTCATTTAATGGAAGTTTACTTTGCGCGTATCTTTGAAGGTATTCTATCCGTCTTGGATTGCCACCCGGTGCAAAGTTCTCAAGTGTTTGAACACCATGTTGCATTTCATGCAACGCGACATTACGTGCATTATCTAAATTTCCAGCTTCAATTTCAGCCACTCCATTTACTGGGTCGTATGATCCACGTCCAACACCGTTAGGAGCATTGTGAAAAACTGAATTATACATGTCATCTTTTGCAAGCTGTGGGTATGCTTTATATAACTCAGGATGATCCAGTATCACACCAGCAGGGCCTCTTACAAAATTTCCTTCTTTAGAATAATCTAACCCATGACCAATCATTCGTGATCTGTCATCAGGAATTTCAAAGCGCCACTTCATATCGGTTGGGGATTTAAACCAACCAGTATCACCATAAATCTGTGACATGGGCTTTGAGCCCTTAAACATGTCATTGGCTTCGATGAGTGCTTTCATATCTGCCGTCTTGGCAAGCTTGCCACCAAAGATACCTGCCGCGCCTACTTCTGCCGCAGGAGCGCCCACACCAGCCAAAGACATCGCTGTCTCAGTGGAAGCAGGGATCAACCGATCAATGGACCCATGAGGGTCTTGAGGATCGTATGTCTTGGCAGCGTCAATCAAGTGCTTAGGCATGCCCATTAAACCACTGAGCATGTTCCCAAACATAGTTGGAGAACCTTCGGGCGTGTTTGCAGCCCCAAACGGCATTGCATCCGCTGGGTCCACACCTTTCAGGGCATTGATGATCGAATTGTCAGCCATTAGGCAACCTTCGCATCAAAGGAGGCATCTGTGGTTGCGGCTGCAAATCATTCAAGATTCCTGATGGTGGAAGGTTTTGGGGCCACCTATTAACAAAATCAGTCCGTGGATCACGATTGTCTGGAAAAGGCATTTGCCCTTTTCCAGACACAAATATGTACGGAGGTTGTTTTCCCATGTATCCTGGATCAGGAGGAAGCACATTGTCATCACCAGTATCAGGAACCGGCAATACCGGCTTTACTTCCTGATCACGTAGAGCTTTTAGAACAAGATTTGGGTCTGGAAACATTGCCATGTCATGGCCCCACTTTAGGAGCCGCTACAGGGGCTTGTCGTGACTTTTGAGCCATGCTTGGCAATGCAACGGTAGGTGGGGATGGGGCAGTCAAAACCGTACCAGCGGGCACGCCAGCCGGGGGCTTAATTGGATGTCCACCCTTCAGATAGGCGAGGACTTGCTGGAGATTGGTTGTACCGAAAGCCATCGCAAAATATCCCAATTAAGCCAAATTTGTGATGACGCCACACCATAACCCCAATTCAGGTCCCGTTTTGACCGCTTGGACCGGGAAAAAATCCATCTTGGACATTCGACGGTGATATGAACACAGGCGAAACACGCTTGGCCAGTTGCAAGGTAGGTGCCGCACCATCGCGGGCAATCAGCCTGTCAACATAATCCACCCAACGACCTTGAAGCGTGGCATAACTCCCCATACCCTTGATTTCCCAGAACATCCATTTGATCCCCATGATCATGGCGTTCTCGTCAAGAAGGCAAGTGTCAGCATCATTTACAAAGTACTGAGCGAAATCAGTTGTAGAATTGTTCACACGCACAGCATTCAAGGACAGGAACTCAAACACAAGCTGAAGTGGGGACGTTAGTTCGGTTGGGGGTGGCCAGATACGGAAGTTGTTTGCAAACGGGCCGAGTTGACGGAAGTGTCTACGCGGGCCAGTCACAACAATGCCTGAACGATGCCATTGATCCAATTGCGGGCTATCAGGCCCAATAAGCTCCCAACGGTTGGTCCTATCCCACATGGTGCGGTTCTGGAACCAATCAAAGCCTGATGGTTCAGGAAATGTATCCTTGGCAAATGTCACTGGGATATCATTAATAATATCCGTGTTGGTCGCTTCCATCGACATGGTCACTTGCGTGAGGCTGTCTACGGAATTGATGCGTGCTGCCTGTGGGATATCATTGCCTGACACAGACCAATAATTGGCTTCCAAGCCAACGGTGCTTGGGATGGTGTCAATTATAGCCGTGTACGCTGTTGACAAATTTCCAGTGGTATTGATTGGCACAGGGACAACAAGGTCATACTCGAACTGCAACGCTGTCCACCCGGTAGGGTTACAGCGTCGAAGTTCGTCTAGACAACGGTTAGCCAACGCAAACATTTGCTGTGTCGTGGCGTCAGTATTGCCAGCAACAGTAGCTGCTTGCGGCAATCCAAGCTCTGCTTGGGTGCGCTGGATAATTTGCAACAGCGAAAGCGGCATTTTAACTCACGGTCCCCCAAGTTATGCCATTTTCTGTAGACAATTTACGACACACTGCCCCTACTCCTAGGCCACTCTTAGTGACAATTTGATTGTTGTTTTCATCAAAGACAGTAAGAGTTTGGCCAGAAATAGAAGATACCAAATAGATCTCAACAACGTCACCGACATTGAAACTTGATGACATAATAAATCCAGAAGTTGAAAAACCTCCAAGATTTGTATTTGAAGCCAGTACCACTGTTATTGGCTTCCCAGTTGGACCTATCTCAGTTGGAGGATCAGTACCATCTGTCCCAGCAGACAAAGAGACAAACTCAAAGTTTGCTGGTACATCCTCATACTGAATTCCAGTGATAATTCCTGGGATATCTACTATTGTCATTTTATCACGCCGTCAGAACGGAAGCCCAGAAGTTTGGCTTGTACTGCCAGATAATGGCAGCCTTGTTCTGAGGAATGCTAACTGGAGTGGAAGCCGATGCACCACCATTCATGGTGTGCCCTACTGGGGCATACACGAGCGCGGTTACTGCGGTAGCTGCCGAGTTATAAAGTTGAAAATTATCGAATAGACCATTCGGCAGAATGTATGCAGTATTTCCAGCAGTTGGCGTCAACTCAGTATTCTTTGAAATAACAGTCTTAGCACCGACTTGTGCGGTACCAATACCGGGACCACGAGCAGATGGATTGCCACCCAACTGCTCAGCGCTTTGTGCAGGAAGTCCATGTCCCATCAGGGCATCAGCAGTAGGCATGTTTTAATCTCCTTAGGAGTGTTGATGATATTACGAAACGCGAATACGTTGACGCTTTGGGGTGGCAACGGACACTTTACTCGGCTTCTTAGTTTTCGCCAAATCACGAGTAATGTGCGTCCCATTGATCTGAGCAGTTTGCGAGTCAAATGAAGGAGGAAGTTGCTTGGCTGTGGTAGCGTATTGTGGGCGAACGCCATGTTTGCCACCAGCATTTGCCATCATTTGTTGCACATCTTGCATGGTGACTGCCTGAGAAGCAGTTTCGCGCAGATGATTGAGTTCTGTTTCAAGAAGATCAATCTTGTGTTCAAGGTGACCAATGGTGCGATCGCGCTCTTCAAGAGCCTGCTTCATTTGAGAAGCTTTGACGCCCTTATTCGCTACCTCAAGATAACGTTGAGCATCATTCACCCACTGTTGGGCACCCATGCCGATGGTTTCAATGGCGTGGGCTGACAGAGAGCCACATTGTTCAATAGTGTGGACGCCGGAAGCTTTCAGAGCTGCGCCAATGGAAGGATTGGCCGGAAAGAGCATGTCAATGGGGGTGCCATTGGATACCTGAGGGGCATTTTCTTTGAATTGTGCCCACTGCATGGGGAAGCGTTTCTTGTCAGCGTCAGAAGCGAGTCGATCGATGATATTCAGTCGTTCGCCGGGTGGGTGGATGCGAACATAAACCTTATCGTCAAAAAATGGTCGACCTGCCTCAGTGGATTTGGAAGGATTTGCCACTGGCCGCATGTAGAACATGACAACCATGCTGGAATCACCACCACCATACTGGACCACGCCAACATCGCCCTGCCACTTAATGCTAGAGTGCGATTGAAAGTCTTCCATAACTCAAACTCCTGTTAAAACTGTTTTGTCTTGAGCAGAAGATAGCTCAGTTCATATTACTTGGCCAGAGTCAAGTTTAACTCTGGTTCATTTTTATCTTCAGCAAGTTTGATCAACTCTTTTGCGACGTTCGCTAGCATTCCATCCCAATCTCCGGGAGAAGGTTGCACAAATTGACGCAAAGAGGGATACCAAGGACTGTCTTCACGATTGCCAAACCAGCGCCAACAGCCATCCCAACGGCTAAGTACCCATGTAGGTATTCCTACTGAGGCCGCAGCATGTACCACGGCAGTATCCACTGATATAACAAGATCACAATTGGATACAGCACAACATGTTTCATAGAAATCGTGCATATCTTCAGTAAAATCACCAATTGTCATGCCCGGTGGAGGAGTTTTTATTTGTTCCGCAGGCTTTCCCTTCTGCAAAGACACCCAAAGAATGTTGGGGATGCGTGCTAGAGGTGCAAATGAAGCAAGTGTGGTGGAACGGAGCAGATCGATGGCTGCCGCTGAAGGGTGTTCATCACGTGACATGCCTGCCCAACAAATTCCAACTTTCAAAGCTTCAGGCGCACGACTAGTCAGAGGCTGAAGTCTATCCTCCCACACGTCAACATCAGATTTTCGGATAAAATATTCATGCTCAAGTGAAGGAATTGAATGGATGGTTGGTGTCAAGATGCCTGCCAAGGTCAACATAGGCACTGCATAGTCCAATTCTGGCAAACGCTCACCCGCATTGATCACTGAATAGACTTCAGGGATGGTTTCAAGCAGGCGCTTGACTTGAGGGCGGCCTTCTAGGATGATTTTACAACGTGGGAATTGATTCCCCAATACTCTGGCGTACCGGGCAAACTGAAGGATATCGCCCAAGCCCTGTTCACCGTAGATCAGGATGATTTTATTGGTCAAATCTTGGCCTGACCATTGTGGGCACTTCAACTTGCGAGCTGGAAGTTGATCTGTCTTCCAACGCCACTCATATTCACGCCAACCTTCCTGTAAACTTCCATCCTTAAGTAATGCCATGGATAGAACAAGATGGCCGTCAGCATATTCAGGATCTATCTTGATAGAGGCACGATAAGCCTCAATGGCTTTATCCAAATCACCTTGATATTTATAGATATTTCCAAGGGTCAAATATGTTTGTGCCATTGGGTAAACAGCAGTGGCTTGAAGAAGCCAATGAAGTGCTTTGTCTGCCTTGAACATATCCCAATATGCCGCACCTTTGTTGCTGAAAAGAATAGCTCGTTGTTCAGTGTCAGTCTCAAGGGCAAGTGCGCGATCATAGTTAAGGATGGCATCAATGGGGAAGCCCATCTTGGCTAACCCTTGTCCCCGGTTGGCCCACACATAAGGCAGTGAATCGTCAATCTTAAGCAATTCAGTGGCCCACAAAGTCATATCGTTAGCGTTACCTGTGGCGCGAGCTTGCAAGAACAATTTGCGGTACTCTTCAAACTTCATTTGATCCCTCATTTACAAAAAAGAACAGGGGCCACTTTAAAGCCCCTGTTCCGGTTACGCTTTGTGCCACAAAAGATTACGCCGAGGCGCCAACAACTGGGTAATTAAGAACCGCAGTATTCGGTCCTGCGGTGGAACCAGTGGCCTGACTGATGACAAGGCCATTGATCTGGTAGGTAGTACCTACGCCGCCAGCGGTCGAGCTGACAATACCTGCCACAGTAGCACTTCCATAAAGCTGCGCGTTCTTGGTGGTAGCGGCTGCTGAGTTGACACGCGGGGCGTTACCCGCGCGTTGGACCCAGAAGTAGGTAGCGGTCTGCGGCGAAGCAGGCGCTGGGATGGCCACGGTACCGCTGGCACCGCCAGTGACGCCAACGAGCTGGCCTACAGGGGCCGAAGCCGCTGCAATAGTGGCACCGCCAATAAGAGCGACAGACCACTGGCCGGGCACGGCTGAGGCGACAACAACTGAACCGGGGGCAATCGTAATGCTTGCGGTGCAGTAAACCCACTCGGAACCATCAGTACCCCAAGCCAGTTCACCAGCGATGAACGGGGGTGCGGGATATTCTGGGGTACCAGAACTTTGGATGAAGACAGCGTTAATATCGATGCCTTCCTGCGCGGTAGTGCTGAAGATAGCTGCTGCCATTTAAGGCTCCTATGTTGAGTTCTAAAAACCAGTTCTTGATGGTAATGAATTGGTTTCCACTACCGGGTTACGCAGGGAGGTTGATTGGTTTCAACTCAGTTTAATTCTTACTCACAAAAAACAGAACAGTCAATTATTGTCCTGATGTCCCAAGAACAAACGAGATGCTTCCTGTACCGCTTGAGATAACGGCAAACCACAAACCAGAACGGCCTACATTCAAGACCACTTGCGTGGCTTTCGGAAGCAAGAGGTCAGTTATCACCGCAGTAGTTGCGCTCGTGGTGCCAAGACGATAGCGCACGTCAGTGGCGCTGTTGTTAATGACAATTAGTGTCTCACCACACGTATTCAAATGGACGTTTGCTGAGCCTGTGGAATAAGCTAGATCGCCCGGCTGTGCTGTGATGTTACACGGAGTGATGCCTGCGGCTGGAGAGGCCAAAGCCGGGGCCGCTAGAATTGAAAAAAGCAAACAAAGAGCGGTAAGTCCCTTCATTTGGAAGCCTCCGTATTTAGAGTCACCCCATTTTTGTCAGCAGAGGCGTGTTGCTGGGTATTTGAATCCTCTGAAGAAGGAAAATTTGAATTGGATTCACCCAAAAAACTTTCAACTTCTTGATTTGCCTCTTTCAGATCATTTGTGAAAGATTTTACCTTCTCAGCATTGATTTGAGAGCGGGCAATTTCAGCATCAAGGCCACTACGGGCATCGAGACTGGCTTTCTTGATTGCAGCAATTGACTCTTTCAAGCCTGTAGCCAAATCTCGTACTTCTTTCATGTCACTGCCTACTGAATTTAAGGATATTGAGCGGTTGATGCTTCTTACTTCTGATTGCAATGACCTTCTTAGGCGATGCATGATGAATGACAGAAGCACAACATCTTGGTCTAAGCGATTCCCAGTGACCAAACCGGGTATCAAAGTCTGCTGGTCCATAAGCTGCTGCATACAACATCAACATCGCATAAGCATGTGCCACAGTGCACTCCTAAAAGGTGGGGGCTGCTTTTACACAGCCCCCAAAAGTCTAGGGAGGAAAACGCATACGCCAGAGAACTCAGGCAGTCAGGACGCCCTGAAGGAAGGCGTTGGACAAAGTCATATTCCCCGCCCAACCAATCAAACGAACCATGGCATCTTGGTTGACCGAGAAACGGTCAGGATCAAGAGGAACCATATTACGGCGGGCATGCGGACGCCACATGATGTACTTGGTATTGAGGAAGTACATTGTGGTCGAAGGAGCACCACCAACTGCCGAGGTGCTGGTGGAAACCTGTGGAGGCAGAGGGTCCGAAGCAAAGCCTTGGAAGCCACCATCCAGCACCACGTCGGCATTCAGGTACTTCAGTGACTGGAAGCCAGCCTCTGCCATATCCGGAGCGCCATTTTCCACCTGAATACGCTGGATTGCCTGAAGAGCATTCAGGTAATAGCGATAGGTGGTATTGTCAGCGATGATCAGGTCCGGGTAGTCCCGGCCACGGATCAGTTGTACCCACAGAGCGTCCATCTGCTGCATGATGGTAGCCGAGGAAAGCACAGTGTTGCCGTTGGTAGCAGCCGACCAAACTTGGTTCTGCCAGAAGGTCCACTGTGAACGGTCAATGCCGCCAACTACGCCCGAACCGGGGGAAGCCGCAACAAGGAGCTGAAGGCCGCCAACCGAACCAGTAACAGAGCCATCACCGTAGATGCCCTGAGAGAGGCCGTTCATGAAGGTGTCTTCAGCGTTCATGATACGCGACTCAAGCAGGTCGATGATTGCTTCCTCACCGGAGTTCTGGAGCTCTTCCAGACCGCTGATGGAAACGGCAACAGCCGCTTGACGAATTGGGTATTCAGCAGCCGAGAACACTTGGCTCGGTGCGATGTTCAGTGTCTGATATCCCGAGTACCATTGGTAGGTCTGGTTATCAGCATAATTCAGCTCTTGGACGATGGTACGGCCACCGCTGAAGGTCTTTACATTGCCACGACGACTCAAGCGAAGCAGTGCGGCGTTGTTGCGGGACATGTTGTCCGCCAGTTCGCCGGTGCGGTTACGCAGGGTCGTAGTGACAATTTCCGAAAGATTTGGAAATGCCATTATAGGCTCCGTGGATCATGGGGTTGAATCTAGTACGCAAACGCTCAACCTAATGTCACCGCCTAAGGATGAGGCTGAGGCCACTTGTGAGAGGCCGCAGCTTTCATATTATGGCACGTCGTAACTTCTACACTTATTGGTCGCGCAACTCAGCCATAGCGGCTTTAAGAGATTCGCGAACACTCAATTTCTCACCGGGTTTCTTTTTCGCAACACCAACACCTTGGCCTGCGCCGGGGGTACCTGATGCCGGAATTGAAACACTGGCCTTTTTGGCTCGTCCAACTTGCGCCTGTGTTGCGGTTGTAGCCGCTTCCGCAGTCTGCTGTTGGACCTTCTGGTTGGCCTGCTGTTGTTCAGCAAGCACCTTACCCCGAACCTCTGGGTTGAAATAGATAGCACGTTCGTAGGCAGTGTCGAGGTCTACTTGTCCATCTGGCATAAGTGGAACCATCCCAGTCTCAAGAAGACGGGCCATTTCCTGACGAACCTCATTAAAGTAAGGCTTGTCCTTTGACCAAATGTTAAGATTTTCCGTGGTACGCGCCATGTTCTGCTGTTGAACAGACTGTTCCATGGAACCAAAACGTCCATCCACCTGCTGAACATGTTGCATAAGACGCTGCACTTGCTGTTCAAGCTGGCCGACGTACTGCCTAACCGGCTCTGGTATCTCAGGGGCACCTGTCTGTGAGTGCCAT